CATGATCCTCAACACCTCGGCGGTGATGCTGCGGCAGATGATCATCTGAGCGAAGAGGGGAGAGCGCCTAAATGTTTCTGACGCTGCTCGGCGCGCCCCCTTGGCCTGGGACGTGGGTGCCAAACTCCACCGGACGCCCGTGGGTGGGGGCCAACGGGCGCGAGCTTGCCGAGGGGACAAACCCCGGCACGACTGGCACGCCGAAGAACGGTTACACGCCGTTGTTGCTCGATGGCACCAACGATCTCCTCTCGACCGGCGTCTCGTTCTCGACGCCGTACTACCAAGAGGACTTCTTTGGGTTCGACGGGTGGACGGCGCGGTTCGTCATCAAGTTCCTTTCGCTTGATGCCGACACCAACTTCTACGACGAGCCGGCGTTGGTGGCGCAGGACACCGCCAGCGTCGTCGGCATCACTGCCAGCGTCAGCGGCGTTCGGGCGCACCAGTACGGCACGGGCTACCCCGACGTCACGCCGTACGTTGCCGTTGGCACGAGTGACTACCACGTCGTGCAGGCGCGCTGGAGTAGCGCGAGCGGGCTGCTCGAGATCTGCGTCGACGACGGCGCGTTCTATAGCGTCGCGATGCCAGACATGTTCGTCGCCACCGACCGCGCATTGCGTGTCGGCACGAACTACAACGGCACGGCGTTCCTTCACGCTGAGATCCTCGAAATCCGGTTCCGCAAGCACACGTCGACGGACGCCGAGATCGACGCTTACTACGACTATGCCGTCGCCAAGTATGGCCTCGGCGGTGCACCCCAGACGCTGAACCCGTCCGCCATTGCATCCGCAGAGGCTTTTGGCACGGCAATCGTCAGCCCGCAGCCGGTCAACGTCGCGCCGTCTGCCATCGCCTCGCTCGAGGCGTTCGGCACCCATACGCTGACCACGGGCGCGGTCGCCCTGAGCCCCTCGGGCATCGCCACCGGAGAGGCCATCGGCTCGCACACCGTCACGCGTGGCGCCGTCTCCCTGTCCCCTGGTGGCATCGCAAGCGGAGAGGCCTTCGGCGGTCCGTCTCTCGCGCTCTTCCTGCTCCCCTCGGCCATTGCCTCCCTCGAGGCCTTCGGCTCGCAGACGGTCACTCGCGGCGCGGTCAACATCATCCCCACGGGCATCGCGTCTGGCGAGGCCTTCGGCACGCCCACGATCACCGTGGGGGCCGTCTCGCTGTCTCCCTCGGCCATTGCGTCCGGAGAGCTCTTCGGCTCGCCCACGCTGACGGTGGGCGCCGTGTCGCTCTCCCCCACTGGCATCGCATCCGCGGAGACCTTCGGGGCCCACGTTGTGAATCAGGGCGGCGTGACGCTGGCGCCGTCGAGCATCGCCTCGGCGGAAGCCTTGGGCGCCCCCACGGTCACGGTGGGGGCGGTAACGCTCTCGCCCACCGGGATCTCCAGCGCCGAAGCCTTCGGCTTGCCCGCGCTCTCGCTTCAAATCGCCCCGTCTGCCATCCTGAGCGCCGAAGCGCTTGGCACACCCACGGTCACCCGCGGAGCTGTCTCCCTGTCGCCTGGGGGCATTGCTGGCGCAGAGGCCTTTGGCGCCCACACACTGACCGTGGGGGCCGTCTCGCTGTCTCCCTCGGCCATCGCCGGGGCCGAGGCGTTCGGCACGGCCCTGGTGAGCGGTGTGGGCGTCTCGCTTGCCCCTACGGGCATCGCCTCTCTCGAGGCCTTTGGCGGCCACACGCTGACCACTGGCCCCGTCACCCTAACGGTGGCGGGCATCGCATCCTCCGAGCTCGTCGGCACTGCCAGCGTGCTCCGAGGGGCTGTCACGCTCGCCCCTTCGGGCATCTCGACGGGCGAGCTGTTCGGCTCCCCCTCGCTCTCCCCGGTCATCTCCCCGTCGGGCATCTCGAGCGCTGGCGCCTTTGGCACTCCAGTGCTGTCGACTTTCGTCAGCATCACGCTCACGGGCATCGCGTCGCTCGAGGCGTTCGGCAGTCACACGCTCACCACCGGCGCTGTCACGGTGCTGCCGGCAAGCATTGCGAGTGCCGAGGCCGTCGGTGCCCACAACGTCATCGCCAGCTCGACGACCACCCTCACCACGTCGGGCATCGTCTCCGCGGAGGCCTTCGGCACGGCAATCGTCTGGTTTGGCGTCGTGCTCCTGCCTGGGCCCGGCGTAGCTCGGCTGGCAGTAGGCCTCTCGACGCGCTCTCGCCTCGCTGTCGAGAGCAAGAGCCAGGCGCGACCCGCATCACCATCTACCGCACGCACACGACGCTGAGGGCATCATGCAAGTGAACATCAAGCGTGGGAGCCGCATGCCGGCTCTTACCGTGTACCTCGAGCTCGGCGGCAAGCCAGTGCCCGGGCTCGAACTTGCCACCGTGACCTTCCGCATGCGGCTTCCCACGAGCGGCAGCTACAAGGTTAATGCCGCTGTCACCATCGACGACGCGGCCGCGGGCAAGGTGACGCACGCGTGGGGGGCAACGGACACCGACACGCCTGGGACGTACCAGGCCGAATGGGTCGTCACGTACCCCGACACCAAGCAGCTCGTCATCCCCGAGAAAGGGTTCGACACGGTCGTTGTTGAGCCCAACCTGCAGCCCTGATCAACCTTGATCACCCATGCTCATCGACCCGCCGAGAGAGGTGCCATGAACCGAAGCATCACACCCGCGTCGCCCGTTGAGCCGTCGGGCGACATGGTCAACATGACGCCGAACGAGAAGCTCGACTATCTCGGTAGCATCAGCTCCAAAACGCTGAATCTCGTCGAGGCCCTCGGGGTGGCGCACGAGTCGCTCGGCACACGCGTCAGACGGCTCGAGGACGAGAGCAAAGAGCAGAAAGACATCCTTCGAAAGCTCACCGACCTGTCGCTCGAGAACGCGAAGCGCCTTCAAGACCACGCCAAAGCGCTGCAGGAACACGGAGACCAGATCGCGTCTGCCCGCACGCAGGCGAATGAGGCAAAGGTGGCATCGTCGGAAGCTCAGGTGAACAACGAGACCTTCCAGAAGGCTGTCACGCAGGCCTTCGACAACTCCTCGAAGGGTCTCGACGAGCGTATCGAGGTGAAGCTGCAGAGCATGCAGCAAGCCATCGTCGGTGCCGCTGACGAGCGAGACCGCAAGCGCCGCACGTCGGTCGCGTTGCGCGTGGTTGTGCAACTACTCATCGTGCTGGGCGTCGCAGGGCAGCTGCTCTTGCAGATCCTCAAGCAGCACTGACGATGCGTCGCGCGCTGCTCGACACCGTTCGCGGCGTGTGCGGGCTGCTGTTGTTCGTGGCGCTGTCTTGCGTCGCGCTGGAACGTTGCGGGCTGCTGAGCCTGGGCTCATCGGAGAAGACTTCGGAGAAACCATGAAAAGCCTAACTCTCGACCATCTCATTGGCATCGGCTTCCTGCTCGCGATCATCGCGGCCGCGGTGCTCACGTACACCGGCCAAGCCGATCCCACCTACAGCTTCGGCACCATCCTCGGTGCGTTCCTGCTCTGGGTGCGCAACCGTCCCGCGTTCGCCGACAAGTACCTCGGCGGCGGGGGCGGTGGCGGCGGCGGTGGCGGCGGGGGCAGCTCGAGCCCTCCGCCACTCCTGGCGCTGGCGCTTTTGCTGCTGACTCTCGTTGGCTGCAGCGCGGCCGCGCGGAACATCATCGCGCGCACGCTCATCGACCTCGCGCCCTGCATCTTGCTCAAGGCCGAGGAAGGCAAGAGCCCGAAGGCCACCATCCTCGAGTGCAACGTGCCAGCTGAACTCGCCGATGACGCGGTGAAACTGCTCGAGGCCCAACACACCGCCAAGGCTCAGTTTGCCGCTGCCCGGCGCTGCGATGCTGGCGTGTGTGCGGTCGACGGTGGCGCTGCCCTCGACAGCGGCGCTGCCCTCGAGGCGGGTCTCGATGGCGGTCTCATCAAATGAACATCCTCGACCCCAAAGAGGTGCGAGACCGCTGGGGGCGTCGGTGCTTTCACTCGGCGAGTCCCGTGCTGCCGGACGATCTCTCGTTCTCGGCGGTCTACGATGCCCCCACGCCGCTCGACAGCGTGTCGTTCTGGCCGAAGGTGCAGACCCGCGGCATCCGTGACCAGGGGCCGACCAGCGCATGCACGGGCTTCGCAAGCGCGCGAGCCATCGACATCTGTGCGCAACTCCTTGGCTACACCTTCGCGGCATACCCGAGCGAGATGTGGCTCTACATCCTCGCTCGACTGCTCGAGAACCAGGGCACCGACCTCGTCGATCTCGGCGCCAAGCTGCGCTTCCTGCTGCAGGGCGCGCGCGACGTGGGCATCGTCGACGAGGTCTGCCAGCCTTTCGACCCGAGCCTCATCAACCAGGGCACGCCGTTCGACGCGCTGCACGAGGCATCGAGCAACCTCGTGCTCGACCGCAAGGGCCTCGTGTACTCACGCGTCTGGGGCTCTGTAGAGGCCAAGCGCGCCGTTTCTTCTGGTCGACCTGTCATCATCGGCATGGCCGTCGACGAGGCCTTCATGGGCTACAACGGCGGCACCTACGTGCGCGGCGGCTCGCTTGTCGGCGGGCATGCTGTGACGATGGTGGGCTACCGACGCGGGCTGGCGGAGATCGTCAACTCCTACGGCCCCGCTTGGGGGGAGGGCGGGCGCATCTGGGTCCCGCTCGAGTACCTCGACGAGCCGAGCATCGTGTTCGAGCGCCACGCGGTCGACATGGTCCCGGCAATGCTGCGCGGTCCGCGCTTGGGGGTGATGTGATGGTTGCTCGTCGCTTGCTATCTGCTGTGGCGCTGCTCCTCGCGCTGCCCTCGTGCCCTGCGCCGGCACCTGTCGAGCCCTCGCACGTCACGGTGCGCACCGATGGCATCGAGTGCTGCAAAGACATGTGTTCGAGCCTGCGCGAGCTTGGCTGCCCCGAGGGGCAGGACACACGCAGCGGCGAGACGTGCGAGGACCTCTGCAAGCGGGTCTACATGATCGGCTTCGAGGTCGGCGCGTGCTGCGTGGCGTCGGCAACGACCAAAGAAGAGGCGCGCTCCTGCAGGACGCGCCGGGGCTGGCAAGCGACGCGGTGCGGGCGGTAGCGCGCCGTGGCCCGGTCTCCTCGAGCTGCGCCTGGGCCACGTCGAGACACCGAGCCGACCCTCATCCTCGAGCTTGAGCAGCTGCGGGATGTCGATGAAGGCGACCCACTGGTCGAGCTCGAGCCGTGCCCGCGGTGCCACGGGTTAGGCCGCAAAGAGAGGCTTGTTGAAACGATGTCGCATCACTTCGTCCTGCGAGAGACGGCCCAATGCTGGCTGTGCGGCGGTGACCGCGTGGCGTCTGCAGCGCAGCTCGAGGAATGGGCGAGGCTCACGCACCGATGAAAGCGGCATCGCTCGCGTCGTTGCAAATGGTCGTCGAGCGCACCGCCACGGGCTTCGCGGTGCTCGCGCCATGGCTCGTGGAACCCATCGAGGGGAACACGTTCGAAGATTGTTACTTCGCGGCGCTCAAGGTGCTGCGTTCACGGGGAGAGCATCATGAGCGATGAACTCAGACTGCCGGCGACGCGCACGCTCGTGTCGGCGCAAGAGATGTCCGATGCCCTCGCCGTGGCGTGGCGTCGCTACTTCGGCCGAGAGCCGGTGTTCCACGCGATTCGTGTGCTCCTCGCGCAGTGGGCCCTCGAGACCGGCCGCGGCAAGAGCATGATCGCGTTCAACTGCGGGGGCATCAAGGCCACCGAGAACGAGCTGCACTGCTACTACACGACGCCCGAGCGGCTGCCACGCACGCAAGCCCTGGCCATGCTCGCGCGCTCGACGCCTCGGGCCCCCGTGACGCTCGCGTCGGCGGATGACGGCGGTCCGTTCATCAACATCCTGCTGCACCCGTCGCACCCAGGGTGCCGGTTCCGCGCGTACAAGACGCTCGAAGATGGGGCCCTCGACTACCTCGCGTTGCTGCGCCAGCGTTTCGAGCGTTCGTGGGCTGCAGTCGTCGCCGGCGAGCCGCGCACGTTCGCCCGGATGCTGAAGAGCCAAGGCTACTACACGGGCAACGAGAACGACTACGCGGCCGCTCTGGCCTCGCTGTTCGTCGAGTACTCCAAGCTGCGCCCCCCGGTGCCGCCGGCGGAAGTGGTGGCCGAGGACCCGCGCGAGATGCCCACGGCGCCGGACCTCACGCGCATCGACCACACGAAGCTCGAGGGCATCGTCGATGCGGCGGTCGAGGAGTACTGGCGCTCGGGCAACGTGGGCGGCAGGGATGGGGAGGGTCAGGCATGAAGCTCGTCGACCTGAACGCGCAGTTTGTCACCTCGACGGCGAAAGGCTGGCGTGGCGTCGAGACGCTTGCCGAGGCCCAGGGCGTGCTCTTCGACTGCCCGGCGTGCACGAAGGCCAACGGTGGGCCCCAGGGGACGCACTGCGTGCTCGTGTGGTTCCGCGACCGCGCGCCGGAGGGCATCGAGCCAGGGCCCGGGCGGTGGACCGTCTCAGAGGCCAGCACGGGCCTCGGTGACCTCACCCTGGGGCCATCGGTGCAGCTGGGCGGCAAGGGGTGCCGGTGGCACGGGTTCGTGATTCAGGGGGAGGCGAGCACGCTGTAGGGCTGCCCCTCATTTGTGGTGCCAAAAAGCGACAAAGCCCTCGGCTTCGGCCGGGGGCTTTTTGCGTTGTCAGGGTGTTGGTCCCGCGGCAACGACGAGCGATGTGATGTATTCGCTCGTCGTCATCCCCGCTTCGTTGGCCATCGCCCGCAGACGAGCCTGCACCGTCGGAGTCAGGTAGAGCTGCTCTCGTGCTGTTACGCGCTCTCGACCTCGCGTGCGTGGGGCCTTGGCGGTCGCTGTGGCCGCGCTTCTCGGGTCGCTCGCCACCCACGCCGACACGGACACGCCAGCGCGTGCGGCGGTCTCACGCAATCGCGCCGCGGCGTCGGGCGTCAAGGCCAGCTCCACCCGAGCCGTAGGCGTGCGCCGCTGCTCGCGGGGCACGTCGACCCGTGAGCCACTGGGGCTCGGCCTTGTGACGCCATGGGCGCGCAGCCATACCCATAACGGGTGCTCCTTGGGGTACTCCCTCGCGAGCCCACGCCATCGATGCACGCAATCGTACCAATGCGGGTTGTCCGGCGGCTGGTATTCGATCTCGCCGTCGTCGGCGACGCGCAGCTTGGCCCCGAGGCGGGGGCCGTCGGTGAGAGTGATCACTGGGACACCTCGCTGAGCACCACAACGCCGGGGAACTTGGCGGCTAGGCTATCCAGTTCCTTCGACCAGCCGCCGCGCGCCTCAAGCTCCCTCACCCACACGTCAATGTCGGCCTGTTCAGCGCCGCTCGTGTCTGATGCGAGCTGTTCGATTTTGGCGAGAATGTCCACGCTGTTCAGGCGGCTCATTGGGACACCTCTACAGTGCCCAGATACTCCATTTGCTCGGGGTCACCGATCCAATCGGCATGGTGCGCCCATCGCAGTGCTGCGGACACGCCGCTGTCCGGCCCGGTGCACAGGACCGCCGCGACGGTCTGTAGGTCGCCCACAGCCTCTTGCAGGTTGCGGCCGGTCCCAATTTGCGGGGCATGCTCCGGCTGCCCGGTCATCACGACGACGTGTTGGGTCCCATCTCGGTAGTGCTCGACGATCACTGGGACACCTCTTCGTCCGAAATCGTGACGGCCCACGCTCCATTTGCGTCACCGACAGCAACCACCTCGTCGCCGCGGACAAGGACCGCGACCTCGTCGCTTGTGTTGCGAGCGAAGTGGACAGCGAAGCCCTCCGCCACGAGCGCATCAATTGAGGCATCTACGTCTTCCTCGGCCGGCGCCCACCCGTGCCCTTGTCCGTTGCCTTGGGCGTAGAGGATGCCTGCGCGGCGTTGCGTGAGGGTGTCGAGGTCGATGGCCATGGTGTGTCTATCTCCTGGTGGGCCGCGGTCATCGCCGCCCAGTGAGTAGACCTTACGCTTGTACCGGGACAGGCGCAAGTGCGCCGCCAGGCAACGGGCGTTTCCATAATGGAAATCCGCTTGTTTTGGGCCTCACTGCTGGGTCGAAACGCGACCAAGAAAAGCGCGGATGCGCGCAGACAGCCCACGGTGCCGCTCTCCGGCACTCTCGGCGCAGTCTTCGAGATTCTCGGCAGCCTCGCGCAGCAGCGAGAGCGCCTCAGCTGGGCCAGCCCGGTGCGCATGCGCCTCGCGTTGCACGGGTTCGACGAGCTGGGCGAGGGGCACGCCGTTGACGCAGATCACGAGAAGCGCAAAGGCCGCAACAGCCTCGGCTTGCTGCAACGGCACACGGGCATCCTCAGCGAGGCGGCACACCGTGTCGCGCACCGCAGCTCGGGCGCGGTCCGGGGTCCACGTGGCGGCGTTCCCTGGGTGTTCGCTCCACGATTGGTGCGCCCAAGACTCTTGCAGGTCCTCAAGCTCGGCAAATGCAGCACGAGCAAAACCATGGTGACCGGCCCTGGCGAGCATGAGGCGATGCCCGCGCTCGGCTTTTGCGGCTTCATCGATGATGACTGTGGTGCTCGGCGGAATCATGCGCTGCTCTCCCTCTCTCCTCTCCAACTATACCAGCAACCCCCGCACCCTCCCGCCCGATAGGGCCCCATGCGCCCCCTTCCTCGCCCCCTCGTGCTCGCCCTGCTCCGTCACCTGGACGGCCTGCCGCTGCCGCTGACCGACCCCGGCAGGCTCACGCTCGAGGCCGAGCTGCTCGCCGCGCTGTCGGCGTACGCCCCTAGGGCCAGGTCGAGCGCGACCTCAAGCCCGACAACAGTCTCCCGGGGCACCTGCAGCTCGCCAGAGGCCACCAGCCGCAGGACGTGACAGATTGCTGTCACGGCGCTGTCATGCCGTGCCGTTTCCTGCGCTAGACTGCTGGAAACTCCGGCCTTCGAAGCCGAATGTCGAAGGTTCGAATCCTTCAGGGTGTACCCAGTCGAAGTGCTCGGTACTGCTCGCGATTTGGCGGCCCCCCTTCGAGGAGCCTTCGGGGCCGTGACAACGGCATGACAGCCCAAGAAAGCGGCCTGCGCCTTGGCCGCGGTGGCCTCGACGGCGCTCGGCGAGAGGTGGGCGTAGATCTGCGTCGTGCGGACGTCGGTGTGCCCCATGACGTGCTGCACGTCTTCAAGGCTCCAACGCATGCCCCACCAGCCCGACACGAGGGACGAGCCGAACGTGTGCCGGAGCAAGTGCCACCAGATGGGCCGCCCGATGCGCGGGATGGTGCCGAACGCCTCGACGACCTTGTCCCAAGTCCGCGGCGGGCGCTCTCGACGGGCCCCGCGTTGCGTGGGAAAGGCGAGTTTGAGGGGGTTCTTGGGCGCGTAGGTGCCGAGCTCCGCGAGCCAGGCCCGGGCGGCCTCGAGGGCGACGCCAAACAAGGGCACGGTGCGCGGCTTCTTCTCGCCGGCCCGGCCCTTGGGGGCTCGATAGCGCTTTTTGACGCGGTCCCACGAGCCAAAGCGCACTTCGATGCGGGGGCGGTCGTCGTCGGTGTGCAGATCGTCCAGGTGCAGGCACCACAGTTCGCGCTCGCGAAGCCCCGTCCCCATGGCCACCTGGGCGATGAAGCGCTCGAGCTTCTGCTCGTGCGTGAACTCGAGGGAGCTGTCGAGCCAGGTCGCGAGGAGCCGCTCTTGCTCCTTTGCGTCGAGGTACCACTCGCGCTGGTACCCGCCATCCTCGTCGCCGTCCTCGCGGCGCACGGTGACCTCGCTGAACGGGTTGTGCGCGGTGTACTGGTGCAGCACGGCCCACTCGAAGAACTTCCGGGCGAGGGTGACGACGTGCTTGCGCGTGCCCCACGAGAGCTTTGCGGCATGGCGCCCCCCTCGCTTGCGGGGGTTGGCGTTCTCGGTGCGCACGGCGCGTCGAGCCTTGAGCGTGCGCGTCCACGCCAGGGCATCGTGTGCCGTGACCGCCGACAGGGCCAGGCGCGCCCATGGTGCCGTCGCGACATGGCGGTGCCAGCGGCTCTCATCGTTGCCCACGTCGCGCAGGCCTGCCCGGTCGGCCAAGAACTTGGGGCCCAGGTCCTTGGCGCTCATGCCCTTGGTGGGGGCCAGCTCGCCGTCGACGATCTGCCGCTTGAACTCGTCGCGCAGGGCAACGGCCAGCTCGAGCGTGGGGGCAGTGCCGGAGATCATCTCGCCGCGGTGCTGCACGCGTGCCCGGAAGGCACCGCTGCGCAGTTGGTCGACGCCTTGGGGGAGTTTCATCGCATGCCTCGACCGCGAAGGATACGCTCGGCCTGCGCACTCACGGAAGGGGGAGCGGTGCCCTCTGGCCGGGTTGGCATGCGAGGGGTGCGTGTCTTGCGCGTTCTGCGTGGCTCGCTCTTTGGCGGCGGCGGCAGGGCAGGGGCATCGTCGGCGGCGCCGTCGAACTCGTCGGCGAGCTCGCGCAGCAGTTGGGCAACACGGGCGGGGTTCATGGTTTCTTGCCAAGAAAGGCCTGGAGGTCTGCATCCAGAAGGGCATGAAATGCCTTCCGAGAACGTTCCTGGCGACGCTCGATCCGCTCGGCCTCTTCCGGCGGCATAGGCGCGTATGTCCGCCCACCGAGGCCAATAAAGACGTGCCCTGACGGTTGTGGCCCAGGCGGTTGGGGATACGGCACACGCCATCGCCGAACGTCGCAGTTTTCGCAATAGTGCCTGTTCATGCCCATGTCGTCGCGCAGGTCCCACAGCTCAAGCGCGACGTAGCTGTTGGCTCTCTCGGTGATCCTGCAGCGGTCGCACAAGAATGCCGGCTGGCCAGAACTGTCTTCGATCTTCACGGCTTCGCCCTCCTGCGCACGGTGACGCGCCTAACCTTGCGGCCATCGGCAAAGCGAAAGGCCTGCGGACGGTTGGTGATGTCGACAGGGCCAAGCCTGTCCTTTATCCGCCAAAACACCTGCACGATCCGCCGCTCGCGGTCGAGCATGCGGTCGCGGCAGGCGTACGCATCAAAGCAGCGTTGACGCTCGACTTCGTTCCTGGACAGAAAGTCATTCGTGTTTGCGGGTCCAACTTCTACCCGGCAATACTTGCAGCGCGTCACGGCTTCACCTCGTCCACCATGACGACGACATCGAGACCTTCGGAGCCACTGCGCCACCATCCGGTGTCGCCGTTCGACATCGTGCAGCCGGGTATCTCCGTCTCCACAGTGTCGATCGCGAGCTCCAGCTCACGCTCAGTGCCAACTGTCATGCGGACCTTCGTCTCTGTCGCCCCGTGGTGTGCCGCTAGCTCTTTTGCAAGCACTGCCATGTCACGCAGCACCTGTTGCAGTGGTCGTTTTGCCTTCTCGCTCGTGCTTGCCTCGTCGAGCTTGGCGAGAGCTTCGCGCAGGACGGCCGCGAAGGCAGAAGGCGGGCTCGTGACGAGGGACAGGCTGCCTGCAAATGGTCTCGCCGCATCAACCACGGCACGCAGGGCGTCGCGCTCGCGGCCAACAGCCTCGCCGTGTATCGTGTGCTCGGCTCGGCTTTGCGTGCACGCCTGCTTCCAGTCGTCGCGCTCTTGGGTCGCCCTGCGCACCTCGGCAATGAGCGCAGGGACTGCTCTCGTGCCCAAGTTGTTGGCGACAAGGATGGTGTTTGGACCTATCCCAAAGCTGTCGATGTCTGCCGCGAGTGCTGCCGATTTGGCTTCCCACTCCGCCAGTTGCTCTTTGGTGATGCTCACGGCCGCCCCAGCATTCCCGCACCGACGCGATGCGTGACAATCCTGACCACGTCTTCCCAACCGACCAGCCGAAGGCCTTCTCGCCTGGCCTCACTGACGTTGTGCGGCATGCGGTAGCAAAGCGCCTCGCCCCACGGCCACGCCTGGGCCCAATTGATGACGTGCGACGGCTTGTCGTCGACGAGCACATGGCCATGCACCAAATGCTTCTGCGAGGCGTGGATAACGTGGTCCTTCGGGATGCCGAAGTGCTCGCGCACCCATGCGGCCCGCTCGTGCATCCACGTGGGCGACGTCTCCCATGGCGAGGTGACCACGTAGACGTCGGCGATCTGACAGAGCTGCCCCACGGCCTCGCGCGCGTTCTTGACGACGGGGATGCCCGCGCAAAAACCCGGGTCCTCGATGATGTCCCAGACGTCCCGTTTGAGGCTCTTCACTTCTGGGTGAGCCGATCGGTAGATGCGCTCGGCATTCATGAACGCTTCTGTTTGATGAATGTGCCACTGGGTGACGTCGCTCTCGTGAAACTCCACCCCCACGAGATGCTCGACCACGTCGAGGTAGGCGCGGGTGAAGTTGGCCATGGGGCCGTCGCAATCGAGGAGAACTATCGGTCGCATTTTCTCAGCTCCTGCATCAGTTGCTGCCGACGCTTGTACGCCTCGGGGCACACGAGGATGGGTGGCTTGCCCTTGGCCGTGCGCGTGAACGCCCAGTAGGCCTTGTTGATGGTTTCGTTGACCTCGGCCAGCTCGGCGCGGATGACGTCTCGCGTGCGCTCGGGCTGCAGGTCGGGCAAGGGCAGCGGCACGTGCCTCGGTGACCAGTCGGCTGTCATGGCTCCCTCAGTCGCGCAAGCTCCGCTTCAAGCTCGCGGATGCGGAGAACCTTGTAGACGCGCCCGGCAAACTCGCTGATTGATTCGCGCGCAGGGATGTCCCGGTAGACGCCTTTGCAGACGTCCGCGATATCCCTTCTGATAACCGAAATAACCGAAGAGTGGCCCCCGAACTCGACGACAACCTGGCTGCCGCGAATGGCAATGACCTCGCCAGTTTCTGCGCCGCCGTCAAAGAGAAACGAGACCCGGTCGCCGACATTGATGGTGTCCGTCACAACTTTGCCTTCCTGCGCACGACAACGCGCGTCATCCGCGGTCGATGCCCTGGGGTGGTCTGCTCGTCGCGCAGCTTCACCGCGCTCTTGCGAACGCTGTAGCTGCGCGTGTCGGTGGGCGTGAGGTAGACGCGCCAAAACAGGCGCTCGATGCGGCGCCAGCGGTCGGCTGCCTCGACGAACCGCATGCCATCGTCGGCAGCTTGCTTTCGCAGCCTGCCGTTCTCCTCGATGCGGGCTTGGTTCTCGCTGGTAACGACGTCGAAGGCTGCCCTCGTGCGTTCCAGCTCGTGAGCAGCGCCAGCCAGCGAAACCACACCAACATGCTCACCGAGCAGGTGACCGATGCCCCGCAGCTCGCGCTGGGCCGCTTCTGGCTCTGCGCTGTTTGCAATGATCACCGCGCCCACGTCGCCGGCAAACTCTTGCAGCGCTGCCCCGTCCAGATCTCCAACCAGCATCAGCTTCATCAGCTCCAACCTCTCTGCACGCCGAAGCGTGCGCACTGCACATAGGTGGACGCGCGGGACTCGAACCCACACGACAGCCCCAAGAAGCGCAGGGGGGGGGGAATTGCGTCTCGAGGGCGGTCGTCACCATGACGCCCATAAACGGCAGACTCGACGGGCCATCCGTCTGCCAGAGATTCCGCACCGCTCGACTCGCGCTCGAGCGGTGCATCGCGGTTACAGCCGCGCCCGTCGAAGTCCTACAGCTTGAAGCCGGGCCGTGGCGCTTGCGGCGCCGGTGCCCCAGGTGCGTCCCAGTTCTGCGGGTAGCCCTTGGGACCAGCCGCAGCGCCAGGAGCACCACCACCGGCGGGCAACTGCGCGCCCACCTGCTTCATCATTGCGGCGAACGCGCGGCGATCGTCGGGGCTCGCGGCTTGCTTGAAGATCGTCCGACTCTTCTGCAACCAGACTCGAAGGCCCATCTTCGTCTCGCCAGAATCCGTCGTGTACTCGCGATGTTTGACCCGCGCCTGAATGACGTTCTTGCTGATGCCCTCGAGCGTCTCGAAGTTGGTGCAGCCCATGGCCTGCAAGATCTCGTTCGAGGCCTTCATGGGGATGACGCCATACTCGTCGGGCTGATCGCTGAACGACAGGTAGGTCACCTCCTGCAGCCCCAGGTCGAGGATGTTGACCAACATGCCGACGCTGAAGCCCTTCTCCTGCGAGAAGGACACCTCCGCGCTCCCCTCGACTGCTTGCACGTTGTAGTAGCCCTCGGCGGGCAGATGGCTCGTATCGGTCATGTCTATTCTCCCTGCTGTTCTGCTGCTGCGTTGTCGGTGTCGGTGTCGGTGTCGTTGGTTTGCTCGGCGTCGGCTTGTCGCTTCTCTTCGAGCTTGGCAGAGACGGCGTTTGCGATCTCCGCGATGTCGAACCCTTGCGCCAGGCCCTCACGAACCTTGAGCGCGAGCATCTCGTCGCCCAGCTCGACGAGCCCGGCTTCGATCTGCGCCTTGAGCGCGTCGTGCTGGCGGCTGCCGTTGGCGAGTGCTGCTTCGAACTCGTGCCACGACAGCGGCAGACGGGCAGGAAGGCTTGCGCGGTTGCCCGCGTCGAAAGCCGGGCTGTTCTGCGTGTAGATGTACCGCGCACCGTCGCCAAAGGCCTTGGTGCGCTTGGTCTTCTCGTCGCTGCGGACGAACACTTCCTGCTTCACGAAGAGGATGTGCTGCACCCATTGCTTGACCGGGCCCACGAGCCGCTTGTCGGCGGCCACCTCGTAGCGCTCGAACTCGGGGCCCAACGGGTCGTGGAACATCTTCACCGCCGAGTGCGCGATGAAGAGAATGTTCATGCCACGAAGCCAGCAGCGCTCGACCGCGGCCATGAACTGCCGCCATCGCGTCGTCATCTCCTGATAGCCCGCACCGTGGCCACCGCCCCACTTGGCGAGCGAGCCGCCGTTCGGGATGATGCCCCGCACGAGAATGGCCTCGAACCAGCCGAGCGGGTCGATGACGATGGTTTTGACTCCGTGCGCAGCGCCGTTCTCCTCGAGCTCGGCCAGGGCGTCGAGCACGTCGGCCCACGTCTCGGGCTCCGGCATGCGGCGGACGTTGAGATGGCCAGTGCCCTTGTCGGCGCCGAGCCAGATCGCCCCCGGCGCACCAGCGGCAAAGGTGCTCTTGCCAAGCTTCTCTTCGCCGTACAACAGAATGCGGAACGGCTCGACGACGATGCCGCTCGTGGCTGCTGCCAGGCTCATGCGCCGGGCTTTGGGTTTGGGGGTGGTGGGGGTGAGTCCGGTGGGTTGCGGCTTACCCTGCATCGCCGTGATGTTCATTGATGGTCTCTTCGTGTGGTGGGGAGGGGTTGGTTGTTTGCTCTTGCCGAGCTTCTCTTCGCCGTAGAGCAAGATGCGGTTGCAGTTGACGGGCTGCACCCCGTTGGTTGTTTCGCGGGGCTATGCGCCTGCCCGGTATGGCTCCGGGCGCCGTTGCAGGTATCGGACTGCACTCCGTTGGTTGTTGGTTCGAAGCTTGAGCTCCGCCTGGGTGGGAACAAAGGGTTGCAGGTGACGGACTGCACTCCGTTGGTTGTTGGGTCGAGAGCGGCCCAGAGGACTTGTCGATTACCTCGTTGCAGGTGACGGACTGCACTCCGTTGGTTGTTGGTTGGAGCGCTACAAGAAGAACCCCGTCGTGCTGTGGTTGCAGGTGACGGACTGCACTCCGTTGGTTGTTGGCAGCGTCGCCGCGTGGCTTCTGCGCTCGCACGCCATGTTGCAGGTGACGGACTGCACTCCGTTGGTTGTTGGGTCGAGAGCGTGATCGATGTGCATGGGCAGCGGCTCCTTGTTGCAGGTGTCGGACTGCACTCCGTTGGTTGTTGGCACGAGGCTGGGGTAGCCCACGGTAAGCAGCAGTGGGTTGCAGGTGTCGGACTGCACTCCGTTGGTTGCTGGGCCGCGAAAGCGCTGCTCAAGAGGGCGTTTTGCTCTTCGTTGCAGGTGTCGGACTGCACTCCGTTGGTTGTTGGAAGCAGGGGGCCAGCTGGCCGCGCTTCCGTCAGAATTCGTTGCAGGTGTCGGACTGCACTCCGTTGGTTGTTGGGGCATCGCTAGGCCGCTTTTGATATCGATGGTCTGGAAGCGATGTTGCGAGCGGCGTTCACGTCGCGGTCTTCTCGATGCCCGCAAGCCGGGCATTCACCGAACCGGCCGTGAGCGTAAGACCACGATTCTTTGGACCTATGCCCACACTGCGAGCAGTCCTGGCTTGTGAAGCGAGGGTCCACCTCTCGCACGCGGTCGCCGTAGCGCTCCACCAGCATGTTCTTGAGCGTGCGCATGGTCGACACCTTGACCGACCCCATCTGCCCGATGTGAGCCGGCAGCTTCTCCAGCTTGATGACCTCTGCCGTTGCAACGTGAGGCATGACCCGTGAGTAGTATTCGTGCCGGACTCGACGCGCGGCGCGCCTCTGCATGCGCCACGTTGTCTGCTCGTACCTGCGCCGATCTTCCGCGCTTTCTATGGTTCGCGAGAACGCCTGCCTGCCGGCGATGCGCTCGGAAAAAGCTTTGCCGCGATCGTTCGAGACGCGTAGCCCGTCGCTCGTTGCGACAAGAAAATCTAGGCCAACATCAAGGCCAACTACACGACCGGGCTCCACTGGCGGCAACTCACGCGCCGCAACTTCGACCTTCAGTGATGCCACCCACTCGCCTGCGGTGTTGGTGATTGTCACCCCTTCCAGCACGCGTCCCGGCGGCACGCGCCCGGGGAGCCTGGCAGCTATCTTGCCGATAGACGGAAACCCGACTGCGCAGTTGTAGAAGGTCTTGCCGCGGCGTTGGCCGAAGTCCCCCAAGAAGAAGTGAGCGCCTGAACGCACCTGCATTGGCATCGAGTCATGCCGTCGACGGTGCTTCTTTCGCCGCGTTGACTTCGTATAGAAGTTCTTCACCAAGGCTTGCAGCTCGTGAGCGGACAACGTCACGTCTGCGAGCGGCCCCTGGCGGTGGCGAGACATCAGCCACTGGTAATCTTGCTTGAAGCCGAAGTGGGCGCAGTAGTCTTTGACCGTTCGACGGGAGCACTCCGGGCGACCTCTCGTCACCTCGAAAACAGACTTTGCCCACGCGGACATCGACGACTCGTAGGCTTTCCTCGCGTCGCGAGAGTCGTCAGGCGAAAGCCCGTCGTAGTCAGGCCGCTTCGGCTTCGGAGTGACCAGGCCCTCGCGGATTGCGAAGGCCTCGATGGCCGCATTGGCGTCGTCTGCCCGATGCACAAGTTCGTTCCAGAGCAGCCGTGTGGCGTCCTGCTTTTTGAGCAGGGCCTCTTCCTGTTCTTTCGTCGGGTACAGCTTGACCAGGAATCCGCGCAATTCATGGCCTTCTTTCACTTCGAACTTTTTCACCGTTTGCCCCCTTCCTTCCCCGCACGCGGCGGCACCAACCCCAGCGCAATCGCCGCCTTCAAGTCATCCGAGATGCGCTGAATGATGGCCTGCGCGACACCAAGCTCGCCGCGCTGCAGCAACTCAGCAGCGAGCACCAGTTGGCCCGACGGGCTCATGGCGTTGATGCGCTCGAAGATCTCGACCACCTGCGCGCTGGGCGTGCTCACGACGCCCTCGCAATCGCGTCAATCTTGCCGCCCATACGCCACGTCTTCGAAGCTGCCCCCGTGTCGGGGTTGACCAACGGCGCGTTGAACTCCTGCTCGACGGCGAGCACGCTGTACGGCTCTTGATGCCACCGGCAGTGGTAGCCAATCATCAGCTCTTCGGCCTTCACCATCTCGACGGCGTCGACCTCGAGCCCAGCGGCCCTCGCACGCATGGCCTCGATGGCCTTGAGCACGTCGACCGTGGACCACCAGACCTCGAGCCCGACGTGCACCAAGGTGCCGAAGCGCAGAGCTTCACCGTCGCTGATGGGGCGTCGCCGAAGCTCGTACGCGTAGTAGTACTTGCGCGCGCAGAGCCGAAAGGTCTTTGCCGACGACGAGGAGAGCACGGGAAGCCGCACCTTCTCAACCGCACCAACCGCACCCGCACCCTCTTCAGGGCTCGGCTTGGCCAGCTCCTCGTGCGTCGACTCCGCCGTGCGATAGCGGTAGGGGTCGAGGATGTTCGCTTGCCCCGTGCACACGTCGAAGTAGGAGCACAACGAGCCGAACGAGTCGCACCCATCGGGATTGCGCGGCCAACGGCGCTCGAGCTGCGCCTCGCGGATCTGCCTGCCGATGGCCCACGCATCACGGGCAGCTTCGGCTTCTTCCTCGGCCATGCGCACGATGATGGCGCGCCCGAAGTACTTGTCGGGGTTCTGACCGATCTCCTCACGCACGCGCAGCCGGAACTCTTCGAGGCTCTCGTCGTGCTCGCGCAGGTTCGCGTAGAGCTTGCCGCCTGGGTCCGTGAGCACGCGACCGTCGACGCACTGCACCTGCCCGAAGGCGGTCTCGTGCATGTGTGGCAGCTCCGCCGGCTTCTTCTTCTTGCACTCGGGGCAAGCCTTGTCGCTGGGCTTGGTGTACTTGCGCTCCTCGACAGGCGTCGCAAAGTGCGGCCGCAGCTGCACCTTGCGGATCACGTCGTAGAGCATGCCCTGCAGCTCGTGCCCCAGCGTGCGAGCGCCCGCGAAGTACGTGCTCACCTGCGAGTCGAGCGTGAGCCGGCGCCAGTAGTTCGAGCCCGGCGAGATGTCGAGGCTGGTGGTCTTGTGTTCCACGCCATAGGGTTGACCGCTCATCAGTTGGCTCCCTTCTGCTCGGTGACTTGATGCGTCGCACGCTCAAGCCCCTCGAACTGCTTGGCCTCGGCCTGCAACGCGAGCAGGCGGGCCTCGGCATCCGCGAATGCCAGCCGCGCAGCTCCAACCGCCATCACGGTCTCGAAGTGCGCCGCGTCGGCTTCGGTGTGCGCAGCCAATGCGCGCTGTACGGCCGCGAAGGCCTGTCGCTCTGCTACGACCATCGCGCCCTGGTGCAGGCTCAGCCGTCGGGCCTCGCGTGTTGCCTGGGCAATCTCTTCGGCCGTCGGCGGCTGCTTGATGACGACCTTCACTGGCCGACTCCGGCGGTGACCGCTTCGTTCATCCCGTCGCAGAGGTCGCAGATCAGCCGACCGCCACGCTGCCAGAGCTTGCACCCGCGGACGCCACAAGCGTCGCAAGTCGCGCGCACGTAGCGCGTGACAGTCATCTCGGCTTGCTCGGGGGTAAGCGCCATCACTGCACGCACGGGGGTGCCGTGCGATGCGACAAACAAGACCGATGTGTTCATGTGATGATCTCCACAGTGGGCATGCGCTCGGCATGCACGAGTCGAACGCGAGGGACGGCACGAAGTCGTCCGTGGACCAGATCTGAAATCGTCATACTGGCCGGCAGCGACACACCGAGGGCATCGGCCATCCGACGTTCGGCGTCACGACGAGATGCGGACTCCTGGTGCGCCATGCTCACGAGCTGCTCGCCGTGGACCCAGGTCCCCGGGGCGTCGATCTCGTAGACGTAGCGAATGAGTGGCTGCTGCTGCGGCGCGGGCTGCTGCATCGAGGTGAAGGGGACTATGTTCCCAGTTGGGAACGTTGTCAACAAAGAACGATGCGAAAGTTTCGCGGGCAAAAGCCGGGGTAGAATTTCACCCGTTTGCGCAGTCGCCGACATCGGCCAAACTGCGCTTATGCAAGTGCGTTGGTGGGGAACGCTGTTGATGGTGGGCGTGGGATGCGGCGGTGGTGCAGAGCTGCCCCCGCCGCAGCAGCCGCAAGCGCAGCAGGCCGCCCAGGCGGCACCGGCTGACCAGGGCGCGGAGATGGCCGCAGCCGTTGCTCGGTCAAACTACGACGGCGTGCAAGCGCAGCTCGCGCAAGTGCAGATGCGGCAGGCCATCGGCAGCGCGGCACTCCAGCGGCAAACCGACCAAGAAGCCGCCGTTGCCGCGCAGCGCGAGAAGGAACGCGAGGACGAATGCGCGAAGACACGACCGTCGCGGGTTGCCTCAGCGCGTGAGGCCATTCGCGAGTGGGCAGCGATGATGGCGCCCATCGACAAGCATCGAGCTTGGATTGTTGCGAACTGCACGCAATCAGACACGAGGGCTTTGCTCGTCGACCGCCTGCCCAACGGTTCGCTGCGCATTCGGCGGGATGGCGAGGTTGACGCGATTCGATGCAAGGGCCAGCGACCTGCCGGCGTCACCGACGACGGGCTTCGGATGCGGTTTGCTATCCAAGACCACCCGGAGATTCTGCAAACACCATTGCAGCCCGCTGGCACCTGCGAGCCCTTCGACACAAAGGTCGGCCTCAAGCTCGACGTCACCCCATCGGATGAAGCGGGCATGCTCAAAGTGCTTCGGTGGGCACCTTGAGCGTGGACCCCGCAGACCTCGAGGGCTGCATCGATGCCCTGCACGCGCTTGCCGGCGCAGACGATGACGAGCAGCTAACGTCGCTGGGGCTCGCAAAGCGCCTGCTTGGCCCTTCGAGCGTGTTGCGCGTGCCGAACTTGCAGGTGCAGGGATGCATCTCGACCGTCGACCACCACACCGTCATCATCGTCCGCAAGGGGCTCGACAGAGCGCGCGAGCAGCACGTGATCGGGCACGAGCTGGGGCACTGGATCCTTCGGCGCGAGGGCGTGACCGTCGACGACGAAGATGCCCTCGAGTCTGCGTGTGACTACGTCGGCGCGGGCATCGTCATCCGTCGGCGGCCGTTCGCTCGTGTGCTCCGCGGGGGCTACACGCTGCCCGAGCTTGCCGCGCACTACCGCACCAGCGAGACGCTCGTCGCCCTTCGCCAGGCCGAGGTGACCGGACAGCCGCGGGCAGTCGTTGCCCCGCATGCGGTGCGTGTCCGTGGGCAGCTCGAGTTTGTGTGGCCCGAAGAGCGGACGCTACGCCGCTGGGCAACGGGACGCGCTGCCCCCGGCGTCGTCAAGGTGCGGCTCAAGGATGATCCGCGGCGCGTCGTGCTCGACCCGCAAGAGACGGGCTAGTGCCGCTTGCGGCGCGCAGGCGGGCCCGCAGGCGGCGGATCGTCGTCGGTAGCGTCGAAGACGATGTGCAGGTTCTTGCCGCGTCGCCTGGAAATGGCGAAGTGGGCCTCGATGGCGTTGGCTATGGCCTCCGCGCTCCTGGCCCCCGAGAACGACATCTCCTCGAGCTTGCTCGCGAAGGCAACACGCTCCGTCAGCTTCGAGCCCTTCAAGAAAAGCCGAAGGCCTCGCTCGAACGACGTGTCGTCGACACCCTCTGGCGGGTCGAACTGCATCTGCCCGTTCTTGCCAATCGAGTCGACACCATGCACCAGCCACGTGGCAGTGACGCCGAGCGCCTCGGCCACTTTGTCGAGGTCCGCTTGTGACTTGTCGCGCCGCTCCTCTTTGCCCCAGTTCACGATCATGCTCGCCGACACCCCGGCCTCGCTCGCGAGCCTGCGGATAGACCAGTTGAGCGCGCCCAAGCGCTCGTGAATGCGCTTGCCAATTTCCGTTGTGACGACCGCTTTCGGACCAGGCACGCGGGCATCTTGCCGTGACCGTTCACAAGTGGGAACCGTCAGCATGAACGTTCTCTGTTGACAACGTTCCCGGTTGGGAACATGGTTGCCAACGATGACACACGCGAAGAGCACCCCCGCGCCCGCTGCGAAGGTCGGCCCCTACTACTCGCGTGGTGCGCAGGCGCTGCGCAAGACACTCGAGAGGCTTGGCCTGTCGATGTACGGCTGCGCGCGCAAGCTGGGTGTGTCGACCGCGCAGGTGAGCGTGTGGGCCTCGGGCTCGCGACGACCGTCTCTGCGCTGGGCCCTCGCCCTCGAGAAGACTTACGGCATCCGGCCGCAGCTCTGGCTTGAGAACGCCAACTAACTCGCGACACGGGAGACAGCATCATGGGCAAGGTCATTGTGCTCCGTGCGCCGAGTTGCGCAAACCCGACGCCGTTCAGTGGTTCGTCGCGTCCGCTTTGTTGCAACCGCACAAAAGCTGAACACGAGGCCATTCGCGCCTCACTGAACGCATCAAAACGATGCGCAAAAAGGCTGCAAAATAGGTCGCACATGCTTGCCCGCGCAGGTGTGCCCTACCCACTGCTCAGGGGCGCGCTGCATTGGTGCTCGGGTTGCGTGGCGCACGTCTACAGCCCCGGCCGTCGACGCGTCGCATGCCCGCGATGCCGAGGTGCGTGGTGTTGAGCGGTCTTGTCTTGCTTCTCGCGTGCGCCGCCTGCGCTGGCGTGCTGGCCATTGCCACCGGTGCCAACCGATGACGCCCGCGCCCCCCAAGTCCGGGCCCCGGCTGGGCGACAACCTCAATGGCATCCGTGGCACCGGTCGCCGCTCAAAGGTCGAGAGCCCGCAGAAGCTTCGCCGGCACCTGCGTGTGGTCGACGCACTCGACGCCGAGCTGGCCGACCGGCCCCGCACGCGTGCCGACTGCATCGACGGGCCTCGCCCCTGCCCGTGGGTGAGCTGCAAGCACAACCTCTACCTCGACATCTCCCAAGGCGACGGCATCAAGCTCAACTTCCCGAACCTCGAGCCCGACGAGATGCCCGCAGATCGCTCCTGCGCTCTCGACGTGGCGGACATGGGCGGCGGCACGCTCGAGGACGTGGCGACGTGCATCAACGTCACCCGGGAGCGGGCACGGCAGATCCAAGACAAGGCGCGCCTCAAGCTGCACAAGAAGCTGCTCCCTCACGTCGACGGCGACCGCTGGAACACAAAGGACCCACCCGACGAGCGAGCGGGCAAGGCAAACAACGGCGGCTCTCTCTTCGGCGATGACGCCCGTGTTGCCGACGTGCCGATGCGCGATCCGGATGCCGATGACGATGCCCCCGAGGCTGACGACCACCTGGGGCGTCGCGTCCGGTTCATCGACGCGTCCGACGACGACATCACCGACAAGGTTTGGCGACTCTACGAGCGTGCGTCTCGTGAACGTGCAGCCGGCCTGCCCATCCCACCCTCGACCCCTCCCACGAAAGACCAACCCATGTCAGACCTCCCCCAACACCTCGAAGACACGATGCGCGCCTACAAGCTGCTCGAGCACGCCAACGGCACAAGCCCGATGGCGAAGGAGGTCGTGGCGCACCTCGACGACGGCTCGTCCCTCATCGCTGTCGCCAACCGGCTGGTCAAGCTGCGCAAGCTCGGCCTAATCAGTCGTGGCACCCCTGGGGCGCGGGGAGCTGGCGGCCGCAAGAAGGCTGACGTGCCGAAGGCACCGCGCAGCAGCAAACCGAGCACCACGGCCAAGGCCGCACCCGCCAAGGCTGCCGCTCCCACTTCTGACGGCACGTTGCTCATGCGCCTCGAGGCCGAGCGCGACAAGCACCGCGCCATCGCCGACAAGCTCGACGACACCATCGAGGCCCTACAGGCGTTCGCGTGAGCCAGTTCGAGGGCATCTCCTCGTCCACGCTCCGCGCCATGCTGCTCGCCCTCGAGCGCTGGCCCCTTCGACTCGTCGCACACCGCACGCGCGTCGACATCGCCACCGAACTCTACCTGCGCGAGACCCGCGACCGCGGCGAGCTCGCCCTCTGCAGTGCCCGCATCCCCTCGAGACAATAGGAATGTCCGACCTCTTCGACAGTTTGCCAACGGCTCAGGCGCCGGTGGTCAGGGCGCCTGTCGCCCCGCGACCCGCCTCCGAGCTTGGCGTGCGGCTCGTGGTGGTGCCTGGGCGTGCGCTGCCGTACGAGGTCCACGTCTATCGCGCGCACTACGCCGGCAGCATGACGTTCTCGCGCGAGGAGATCGACCAGCTCGCCACCAAGCTCGACATCCTGCGCACGCTCGAGGGCCGCCCGTGAGCCTGCGACCGTACCAAGATGCGCTCGTTGCGCAGGTGGTCGAGGCCTTCGCGCAAGGTGCGGGCAGCGTGTGCATGCAAGCTGGCACGGGCAGCGGCAAGACCCACACCGCCGCGCACATCATTCAGCGCGCCGTGCGACGTGGGCATCGCGTGCTGTTCCTGGCGCACCTCGACTCGCTCATCGAGGACACGCACGAGCGTCTCGAGTGCTCCCGCATCCCCACCGGCTTCGTCCAGTCTGGCCGTGTCGAGCGGCCCGACGCACCCGTGCAGGTCGCCAGTATGGCCACGCTGCACGTGCGTGGGGTGCGTCCGCCCGCTGACCTGATCATCATCGACGAGTGTCACCGCGTCATGGGGCCGAGCGTGCGGGGCATCATCGGTGCCTACCCCGACGCCGCACTGCTTGGCCTCACCGCGACGCCCCAGCGCGGCGATGGGCAACCGCTCGGCGACGTCTTCGAGCAGCTCGTGTGCGGGCCCAGCAACCGCGAGCTGACGGCCCTCGGGCACCTGGTCGAGTGCGACGTGCTCTGCCCGGCAAAGGGTCCGCTCGAGCAGCTCGCCGAACGGCCCGTCGACGCCTACACACGCGAGACGCCAGGCCAGCGCGCCATCGTGTTTGCCGCTGACAAGGCGCATGCGACCGAGGTACTCGAGGAGTTTCGCGCGGCGGGCTACTCGGCCGAGCTCGTCGTCGGTGAGACCCCACGGGCCGAGCGGCGGCTGCTGCGAGAGCGGCTGCGCTCGGGCGATCTCCAGGTGCTCGTGGGCGTCGCCGTCTTCATCGAGGGGTGGGACGTGCCGGAGATCGAATGCGTCATCCTCGCCCGTGGCTTCGGCGTCACGGGTCCTTTCCTGCAGGCCATCGGCCGGGGGCTTCGACCTGCCGCTGGCAAGGCACGCCTCACGGTCATCGACTTGCGTGGCTCGGTCTACATGCATGGGTTGCCCGACGAAGACCGCACTTGGTCGATCACTGGCACCGCCGTGCGCCGCGCAGAGAAGCTCCCGGCGGTCATGCGCTGCAAGACGTGCTCGGCGCTCTTTCGCCCGCAAGCACGATGCCCCCGGTGTGGCTGCGCGTGCAACGCCGGCAGCGTCGACCGCATCAAGCGAGTGCTCAAGCGCGCGGAGAAGCTCGAGAAGCTCTCAGCCCTCAGTCCCGAAGACCGGGACCGGAAGTACTTCGACGCCCTGCTGCGCATCGCCTACGGCCGCATGCACCTGCCTCACCTGCGCGCGCAGAAGTGGGCGCTCACGCAGTTCACCAAGCGCTTCACGCGCCCGCCTTGCCATCTGGCCCCCAACGTTGTCACCGCATCGGAGCCCTCGCAATGAGCAAGAAAGACCGTCTCGAGAGCATCGTGCAGCGCGAGATCGAACTCGAACTCGGTGCCGAGCCGGACCTGCTGCTCTTGCGCAACAGCGTCGGCAAGGCCACCTACTGCACGGACAGCGGAGACCAGTACCACGTGCCCTATGGGCTCGGCGTGGGCTCGCCCGACCTCGTGGGGATGCGTCGCACCAATCGTGGCAACCCCATCGCCTCTTGGTTCTGCCTCGAGGTGAAGCGCCCGGGGCAGAAGGCCACCGACGAGCAGCTCGCCGTCCACACCCTCTGGCGCCGCTTCGGTGCCTTCGTCGCTGTCGTCACGTCCGCCGCTGAAGCTCGCGCTGCCCTCGAGCGCGCACGTCAAGGAGAGTCGCAATGAAGTGCCCGCGCTGTTTCCAGATCATCGACACCGGCGACGACGACATGCCCAAGGGGATGCTCTGCGACGAGTGCGTGGTCGAGAAGGCTGCTGTTGTGCCCCCGCTCGATGTCGAGGCGGTGTTCGGCAAAGGTGGCCCGCTGTCCGCTGGCAACCCGAACTACGAAGCACGAGCCGGGCAGGTTGCGCTCTCGCGAGCCATCTTTGACGCGCTCGCCGGCAAGCACCATCTGCTCGCTGAAGGGCCCTGCGGCATCGGCAAGTCGAAGGCCTACGGCGTGCCCGCGGCGTACCTCGCCAGCCAGGGCAAGAAGGTCATCATCGTCACCGCGAGCATCGCGCTGCAAGAGCAGCTCATCAAGAAGGACCTCCCAGCGCTGCAGGCCGAGCTGCCGTGGAAATTCTCTTTCGCCCTAATGAAGGGCAAAGCGAACTACCTATGCCAGGCGCAACACGGCATCGCCGATGCGAGTGGCCTCATGGGCAACGACCTCGAGGACTACAGGACCGTCGAAGAGTGGGCCGAGGACACCATCACGGGCGACAAGAGCGAGTTGCTCATCAAGCCGAGTGACCTCGTGTGGGGGCGCTTCTCGACCAGCAGCGACGCGTGCCCTGGCAAGAAGTGCGAGCACTACCGCACGTGCCACGCCATCAAGGCGCGGGACAATGCGGCCCACGCCGGCATCCTTGTCACCAACTACCACCTCTTCTTCCTGAACATGTCCTACGGGGGCACGCTGCTTCCTGCTGCCGACGTGGTCATCTTCGACGAGGCCCACGAGGCCACGGACATCGCGCGCGATCTGCTCGGCTTCCGCATCACGTCGGCAACCTTTCGCCGCTACGCCAAGGATGCCGAGAAGCGGAACTGCGCCGACATCGGCGCGAACATCCGAGAGGCTGCAGACGCCTTCTTCGGCAAGCTCCTGCGGTTCGCAGAGAGCGGGCACTACAACAAGCTCGTTCGCTTCCCGCTGCCCCTCGACCCGAGCAACCTCGTGCAGTGCATCGAGGAGTATGCACGCGTCTGCGCCAAGTCGCATCTCGTTGACCATGCCCTCGCTGCAGCGCGTCGAGTGAAGGAGACGGTGGCCATTGCCGACGAGAACGTGGTCTACAGCCTCGAGGTCAAGAGCCATTCCCACCATGGCAAGAGCGTGGCCATCGTGGCGCGCTTCGTCTCGCCGGCGCCGGTGCTCTCGTCGCAACTTTGGGGCGGCTACGACTCGGTGGTTGCCGTGTCGGCCACCATCACCACCGACGGGCGGTTCGACTTCCAACGTGGCGAGCTTGGGGCGCCGAAGGACGCGCGCGAGATCATGGTCGAGACGCCGTTCAACTTCGGCCACCAGGCGCTGCTCGTGGTGCCCCAGCCCGCGTCACTCCCCGAGCCCAACGCGCCCGAGTTTGGCGACGTGGCTGCCCGCGCTGTCATCGACACCATCGAGGCTTGCGGCGGCCGCACCCTCGCGCTGTTCACGTCGTACAAGGCGCTCAACCACGTCTACGAGCGCGTGGTGCGTGCCGTGGGCGGGCGCTACACCATCCTGCGCCAGGGCGACGCTCCGCCGTCGGTGCTCGCCGAGCGCTTCAAGAAAGACACCCGGTCCGTCTTGCTTGGCACCTCGAGCTTTTGGACGGGCGTCGACGTGCCCGGCGAGGCGCTCACGGGCCTCGTCATCGATCGCTTGCCCTTCGGATCTCCCGACGATCCCGTCAGCGTACGGCTCAACGAGAGCAACCCGCGAGCCTTCGCGGAATACACCACGCCTCGCGCCATCCTGACCTTCCGCCAGGGCATCGGTCGTCTCATTCGTTCGCAGCGCGACGTCGGCTGCATCGTGGTGCTCGACAAGCGCCTGAGCACGAAGGGCTATGGCAAGCGGTTCCTCACGTCGCTGCCCCAGATGTCTCGTGCGTCGTCCACGGCTGCGATCTCGAGCTTCTTGCGCGCGAAAGGGGTGGCAGCTTGAGCCTCGTCGAAAAGGAGAAGGAGCGTGACGGTCTCACCAAGGCGCGCGAGTTGCTTGTGGCATGCCTCGAGGCCGAGGCGAAGGGGCACCACTACATCCAGATCACCAAGAGCTGGTCACGCTCTCCGTACAACTGGGACGAAGTGCGCGTGCTGCCAGGGCTCTATGGGCGCATCGTTGGGCAGATCAGCGAAGAGCGGCACCTTGTCGAAGTGAAAGTGTCCGAAATGCGTGAGTGCCTCGAGTCACTCATCGCCGCTGCTGAGCGAGCTGCCCAACGTACTGCCGAGCACATCCGAGACATCGACCGATGACACTCCCCACCGACGACACCCCGCTCACCGAAGCGGCGGTGCTCTACGCCGAGCTCGGCCTGCGCGTGCTGCCCGTGTGGGGCGTGCGCCAGGGCGGCGGCTGCGCATGTGGCAAGCCCGCATGCACGACGCCCGGCAAGCACCCCATCGAGCGCGCATGGCAAAAGAAGGCCTCGAGCGACCCCAACGCCGTGCGCGATGCTCGACGTGCTCACCCCGAGGCCAACGTGGGCCTCGCCATGGGTGGGGCCGAGCGCATCGTCGCGGTCGACATCGACGGCGCGACCGGCCGGGCATCGTGGGAAGCCATCGAGGCTGAGCACGGCCCTGCGCCGGTCACGCTGACCTCGGTGTCTGGTCGCGCAGATGGCGGCGAGCACCGCCTCTTTCGCGTGCCCTTGCACCTCGACATCAAGCAGCTTGGCAACCGCTCGAGCTTCCGGCACGCGGGCATCGACACGCGCATCGACAACGGGCAGATCGTCGTAGCGCCCTCGAGGCACGCATCCGGCGCGCGCTACCGCTGGGTGGTCGAGGCGCCCATCGCCACCATGCCCGACTGGCTGTTCGCTGCCCTGGCGTCGCCGCAAGAGGCCACGCGCCGAGCTCCGCCTGCAGCCCCGCCGTCGGCCCCCTCGGCACCAGCGCCCACTGCAGCATCGCCCGCCGCTGGTGTCGCGAACTACCTCTCGACGGCGCTGCGCAACGCATGTGACCGCATCCGCACGCAGGCATCGGGCGGCCGCAACGCGCTGCTCTTCGCCAAGGCCACAACACAGTTCGAGTACTGCATCGGCGAGAACGTCCCGCATCTCGTCGCGTGGAACTCGCTCTACGAGGCCGGCGTCGCGTGCGGCTTGCCTGCGCAAGAGGTGGGCAGCGTGCTCGCCAAGGCATGGCGACAGGCGCAGGCCAACCCGCGGCGCGTGCCTCCTGCCCAGCAGTCCGCGCCGACCACCTACCACCAGCCCAACGACGCCAGCTGGGCAGCCCCCGATGGCACCACCACTGCCCCCGATGGCACGACAACGCCAGCAGCAGAAGACTACGGCTGGCAGCAGACCATGCGCATGACGGGCGAGGGCAAGGTCAAGAACTCCTTTGGCAACGTCTGCAAGATCCTGCGCCACCACCCGCAGTGGAAAGGTCGCCTGACCTACAACATGATGCGCGTGGTGCCGTGCCTCGACGGCAAGCCGCTCAAGGATTCGGACATCTCGCGCATCCGCGAGGCCATCGAGGGCACCTACGAGATCGCCCCCGAGCGCTCGACCGTCATGCAGGCCGTGAGCCTCATCGCGGAAGAGCATTCCTTCCACCCCGTGCAGGACTACCTGCGCGGGCTCGCTTGGGATGGCACGTCGCGCATCGGCCGCGTGTCCGCTGAAGTGCTCGGCACGCACGTCACCGACCTCGACCGCTGCGACGAGCGCAACTTGCTCAACAACCGCATGCTCGAGTGCTTCTTCGTGTCGGCCGTCGCGCGCGCTCTCGACCCTGGCTGCAAGGTCGACAGTGCGGTGGTTCTGCACGGTGGCACCGGCTTCCGCAAGTCGACCTTCTTCCGCATCCTCGGTGGCGAGTGGTTCGGCGACTCCTATGCCGACATCCGCAACAAAGACGGCGTGCTGCAGGTCCACGCGGCCTGGATCTACGAGTGGGCGGAGATCGACCGCATCACCACGCGCACCAACAGCAGCGACGTGAAGGCCTTCATCACCGTCGCACGTGATGACGTGCGGCCGCCCTACGGCGCGGGCGTCGTCAACATGCCCCGCTCGGGCGTCATCGTCGGCACCACGAACAGGCCCTTCCTCGACGACGAGACGGGCAACCGGCGTTTCCACCCGCTCAGCATCAACAAAAAGATTGACGAGAAGCGCCTCACCGAATGGCGCGACCAGCTATGGGCCGAAGCGGTGCACCTGTACCGCAACGGCACGACCTGGTGGCTCACTGAGAACGAGGAGCGCCTGCACGAGGAGCTCTCCGACGAGCACACGGTCGAGAACCCGTGGGTGGACAAGATCGCCATGTACCTCAACCGACCGGACCTGATGGCCAGCGGCGTGACGATTGCCGAGGTGCTCACGAAGTGCATGGGCATCGACCTGGGCAAGGTGCAGCGCGGCGACGAGACCAGGGCAGGGAAGGCCCTGCGGTCGCTGGGCTGGGCCGTGAGCCGAGAGCGCAAAGGCGCCGGCGCCAGGGTCCGACTGTACAAGCCCATCGGCAAAACCCGCATCGCCGAAGAGCCTGGGCCAACCCTGGGCCAACCATCTTATGAGGTTGGCCCACAGGTTGGCCCACCTTTTGGCAAGCAATCTCAAGGACCTACCTTGGTGGGCCAACCTGTCCAACCTGATCAGGGTGAAAATGAAAAGGGAAATGCAGAAAAGCAAATCCCTATGGTTGCCGAGACCCTGTTGGCCCAGCGGGCAGGTTGGCCCACCCCAACCAACCAACTGGAATCACAAGCGAAAAGGTGGGCCAACCTCGGGCCAACCTCATCCCCTGGTCCAACCTCTGGCGCCCTGGATGGCCCACCAGCACCCCCTCTCAGCGACTTTGCTGCCTTCCTCGAAGAGCAGGGCATCAACCCGCGACCGCCTGGACCGACGACCACACCCCAGCAGCAGACCCCCAACGGAGAGCCCCATGACGACCGATAGCCCGACCACGCTGACGCCTGCCGCACTGCGCATTGCCGACGCTGAGGTGGCCGAGTACTTCACCGCGGCCATTGGGGTCCGTGCCCAGTCCTACGAGCCTGCCCAGACCGTCCACGCTGGGGGCGATGCTGACCTCTCCCTGCTCTCCCGTGGCGCCATGCGAGCCCGAGCTCGGCACGCTGCCATCGACCGCAGCATGCGCGAACTCGACCGCACCTCTCGTGGCGTGCTCGAGCTGGTCTATGGGTACGGTGCTGGCGCCCTCTCTGCTGATGCTGGGCAGTGCGATGGCTTGGTCAAGGGTCGAGATGGCTCCCAAGACGCCCTGGGCCTCCTACGGGTCGCTCTGGCGCCCAAGTGGGGCCGTGGGAGCTTCCTTCGCCTCGCCTTGCTTCAACCCAGGGCCATCGAGGCCTACGCCAAGCGGCACGATGGCAAGCAACCGTCTGCCGATGTCCTGCTGACCTTCCTATGCGCCGAAGCTGGCCTTGGCCAAGCTCGAACGGGCTTCTTCGTCGCACTGCGCAACGAGTGCGAGCGACCCAGGCGCCGAGCTCTCGCTGCCTACGAGGGCTTCAGGCTTCAGCGCGTCGAACTCGAGAAACAGGAGGCCAGGGCACGCGAGGCTGACCGCGAACGGGCCTTCGACGCTGCCATGGGCAAGGTGCACGCAGCGCAACACGCACGGCTGTCTCGCCGCATGGGGTCCGCGTGAGCCCCGGTGCCAGCACCAGCAGTGGCACCAAGCTGCGGCACAAGCGCATCTGGACGGTCTCGGACTTTGCCGCGCACACGGGCCTGTCGCACTGGCAGGCCAAGCAGGTGCTCCTGCGGCTCGACGCCGAGCTGAACGGCATGCTGCTCACTCGAGGCAAGGGTACCAATCGGCGCTACACCTTTGCCCGTGCAGCCCTCGCCAAGGCCAAGCCCGACCTCTTTGCCGAGTACTCCAGCCTCGAGGAGCGCATCGAAGAGCTTGAAACCGAACTCTCGACGCTCAAGGCCGAGCAACGTCGGCACATCCAGCAAACAGGCCAAAACACACGGGACATTGCCAAGATGCGCGCAGAGCGTTCAAGCTCTCATCGGCAAGCGTCAGCATGAGTCGGTAGCAATCGGCAGTAGTGCCCTACCAAGCCCCAAGGGGTAGCGGCCCACCGAGGCCAGGAGGCGACACATGGGCAGCGAGCAGATGCAGTCATCTATCGACGGCCCCTACGCTGGCGCCAAGGCCATCACCCCGAGTGACAGCGCCGACCTGCCCGATGGCGAGTGCGCTGGCATCCTTTGCACCGGCACGCCGGGCAACGTTGTCGTCGTGCTCAAGAACGGCGACCAGATCACTTTGGCCATCGCGGCCAACTGGGCGGGCATCCTTCGGGTGCGCGCTCGTCGCGTGCGTTCGACCAGCACCACGGCCACTGGCCTCTTCGCCTTGTACGTGTGATGCCTGGCAAGCACGTCGAGGTCCGCGTCAAGGACGTCCTCAGCAACGCCGACGCAGCCGCCCACGTGTGGCGCCTCGGTCGCGAGATGCTCTACAAATACGGCGCCGAGTGCGACATCTCTTCGTGGGTGCACCTCATCGTCGCGTGGGCCAAGGTCCGCATCGGCTGGTGGCGCAGATGAAATGCATGTAGGTGGCATGCTTCTTGTCGCCTGAGGGGGTACCCCCCCCCTAAAATTCCACGCACGCGGAAAACGCCACGGCGGCCGCCCTTGGCGCAAAAGTTGACGTATTTTCCAGGGTTTACAAAAAGGCGCAACGGCACGACGTGTGCATAATGCACGCTATCTGTTGCGACGTGCACCATGAAGATCCCCCCCGAGCTGCACGAGCCGATTCTCGCGCGCGTGGCCAAGGGGCAAGCCCTGCAGGCTGTCGCGGATTGGCTCAAGAGTGCGCACGCGATCTCCGTCTCGAAGATGGCGCTGTCGAAGCTCGTGCGAAAGCACCGGGCCGAGCGCGCGCAGACGTCGAAGCACATCGTTCGCGAGCACATCGAGCAGAAGCTTCCGCAAGACCTCGAGATCCTCGACAAGATTTTCGCCACCAACGTGCGGCTTTGCAGACGCGCGCAGATCGCCGCGTCGAAAGATCTCACCACGGCGAACGTCGAGAAGGTCGAGAAGCTCACGCGACTCGTCCTCAAGGCCGACGAGTCGAAGCGCAAGGCCCTCGGTGTCGACCAACCTGACGAGTCTCCGTTCCAAGGGCTCGCGGAGCTCGTGGGCATGGCGCTCAAGTGAGAACCCATGCTCACGCGAGACAAGTCCAGCGACCTCGCGTCGCGTCTCGTGCAGCGGTGGCATCCCGATCCCGTCCTTGTCGGGCGCGATCTCTTCAAGCTCAATCTCTGGCGGGGGCAACGCGAGTTCCTCGGCTCTATCGCCGCGCATGACCGGGTAGCTGTTCGCAGCGGCCACAAGTGCGGCAAGACCACTGGGGCAGCGTTGGCTGCGTGGTGGTGGCTGCTCACGCGCAAGCGTGCGCGTGTCATTCTCACGGCGCCCAGCTTCACCCAGGTCGACGAGGTGCTCTGGGCTGAGGTCCGGCGCCTCTACCGCTCGGCGGTCGTGCCCCTCGGCGGCAAGATGTCCGTCGACCCCGGCACCGGCTACGAGACGGCAGACGGTCGGCAGATCATCGGCTTCTCCACCGACAAGCCAGAACGCGCGGCCGGCTTCAGCTCGCCGAACATCCTCATCATCGTTGACGAGGCGTCCGGCTACGACCGGAAGATCTTCGAAGCGCTGCTCGGCAACATGGCCGGCGGTGCTCGCATCCTGCAGCTCAGCAACCCGACGCAGACGACGGGCTACTTCTACGACTCGTTCCACACCGAGGGCAGCACGTGGGTTACGCACCACATGTCCTCGATTGATTGTGCGCGCGAGTGGCCCCTCGAGCTTGGCCCCGATGCGATGGGCCTCGCCACCCTGAAGTGGTGCGAGGACCTGCTGCGAGACTTCGGCCCAGAAGACCCGCGCTACCACGTGCGCGTCTTGGGCAACTTCCCGGCGAACGACGAGAACAGCATGATTGTGCTGTCGCTCGTAACGCCAGCGCAGAGCCGTTGGACCCGTACGCCGGGCGAAGGCCCGCTGCAGTTCGGCGTCGACACTGCGCGCTTCGGTACCGACTACTCGGCAATCGCCTGGTCGCGTGGCCTCTGGGTCAGCGAGCCGTTCATGCTCAAGGGCTGCGACAATGTCGAGGTCGCTGGGCACGTGAAGCGCCTCATCCGCGAGCATCGACGCAGCGAAGACGAGCGCGTCGAAGTGCGCATCGACACTTCGAACAACGGCGGTGTCGCAGACATTCTTCGCGCCGGCGACGACGACAACATCGACGTGGTCGATATGGTGGCGTCGGCATCGGCGACAGAAGGCACCGACTTCTCGCGATTGCGTGACGAGGTCTGGGGTGGCCTTCGGGCCTGGCTAAAAGCTGGCGGCTCCTTGCCACCGTGCAGGCTTCTGCAAGCAGACATCCTCTCGCCGCGGCTTGGCTTCGACGAGCGGGGCAAGCAGAAGGTCGAGAGCAAAAAAGAGATGCGGCGGCGCATTGGGCGCAGCACGGACCGGGCCGACGCCGTTGCGTTGGCGGTGTACCAAGAGGGTGGGGTTGCCACCGACTCAATCATCTTCGGCGGTCGCGCAGCGTAAAGGCTCGCGTCGCACCGTGAGGCCCCTTGGCACTACGACTTCGAAAGGGCGCATACCAGTCCCCGCTGGTTGTGGTGCGCGAGCCCCCGGTCATGCACGCGGCAGCGTGGACGGTCGGGATGGTTCGCTCGGCGCTCTATCAGCACGAACGGGGAGACTTTCGCATGTCGGCGCAGCTCGCCGACAGCATGACGCAAGATGACCGCATCTTCGCGACGCTCGAGACTCGGGTGCTCGCGGTGTTGGGGTTGCCCTTCCGCGTCGAGCAGAGCACGGTCAAAGGGACCGAGGAGCTTTCGGCGGAGATCGCCGCAGACGTCGACTCTTGGTGGTTCGAGCAGTTCCCCGAGGGGCTCTGGGCGGACGTGATTCGGTGGTCGTTGCAGATGGGCTTCGCCATTGGGCAGCTCTTTTGGACGACGGCGCATCGGTTGCCGGTGCTCGTGCTGCACCACCCGTACTTCTGCAGCTGGGACGGCGACGAGCAGGCCTACTTCGTCGAGACGACCGAGGGCGGCAAGAAAGAGCGCGTCACTCCGGGCGACGGAAACTGGGTTCTCTTCGCCCCGCACGGCGTGACGCGGCCGCACATGCGGGCGATGCTCCGCGCGATCGCGGTGCCGTTCCTGCTGCGCACGTTCGCCCGGCGCGACTGGGCAACACGCTCCGAGATTGAGGGCATCGGCATCCGCAAGGCTGGCGTGCCCGACCGGGCCAAGCCGGAGATCGTCAAGCAGTTCCTCAAAGAGGTCGACGAGCTCGGCTCCGACAGCACGCTGAAGCTACCCGAGGGGTACACCTTCGACATCGCGGCCATCGACGCATCGGCGGCTGACGGCTTCGACAAGCTCATCGCACACTGCGACACGGGCATCACGCTGCCCATCCTTGGGCAGAACCTCACCACGCAAATCGAGGGTGGGTCGTACGCCGCTGCAACTGCGCACGCGCGGGTGCAGCTCGACCGCACCGAGGCCGACGTGGCCATGCTCGCCACCGGCGGGCATCAGCAGATCCTGGTTCCCTGGGTGCTTGCTGAACGCGGCGAAGATGCCGTCAAGGCGACGCCCTGGCCGCTGTTCGACAGTACACCGCCCGAAGACCTGCAGAAGTACGCCGTGGCGCTGCAGTCACTGGCGCAGGCGTTGCCGGCGCTGGACGCCGCCAAGGTCGACACGCAGCCACTGCTCGAGCGCTTCCGGCTCAAGCGCCTTTCGCAAGGACAGACGCCATGACCATCCAGATGTTTCGAGCCCGCTTCAACGGCTCGCTCCAGCGCGCTGCCGGCGAAGACAAGACCTCGCGGTCCTTCGACTTTGTTTGCTCGACGCCAGACGTTGACTCGTCGGGTCGGATCGTTGTGCAGGACTGGGACCTCGCGCGCTTCAAAAAAAATCCGGTGGTTCTCTGGAACCATGGCATGGGGGCGTCGTTCTGGGGCGACAGCGACGACACCGACCTCACGCTGCCCATCGGGTACGCGAGCAACGTTCGCGTTGAAGACGACAAGCTCAAGGCCACGTTGACCATCGTCGACGAGAAGGCCAACCCCATCGCGGAGAAGGTCTACCAAGGCCTGCTGCAGGGGTCCCTGCGTTGCACGTCCGTCGGCTGGTGGCCGCGTGACGTCAAGTACGAGAAGCACGATGGCGAGGACGTGGCGGTCATGCGGGGCAACCAGCTCCTCGAGATCTCGGTCGTCACTATCCCGGCGAATGCCGAAGCAACGAAAGAGGCCGCGAGCTTCGCGGCGCAGCTGAAACAGCTGAGAAAGAACGACGACGACATGAAAAACATCGCGAAGCGCCTGGGCCTGCTCGAGACCGCCTCCGAAGAGGAAGTGCTCGCCAAAATCGACGAGCTAACGGCTCGTGTCGACGATTGCGAGATGCGCCTCGCCGACCTCGAAGGTGGTGGCAGCGCGTCCGATGACTCGACGGACGAGAGCGCCACCGACGAGAGCGCTGCTGCCGCGGACGCGACGGCTCGCCTCGAGCGCATCCGTGATGCTGCCGAGAAGGCGGGCCGCAAGGGCTTTGCCGCTCGCATCGCGGCGCTCTTCCAGGCCGAGAAGACCCTTTTGCTGCACGTGGCTGCCGATGCCGAGCGCATCGAGAGCGAGCGTCTGGCGGAGATCGACCGGCTCTGCGCCCGCGCCATCGAGGAGGGCAAGATGACCCCCTCGAGCAAGGTGCACGCCTTGGCCGCCCTGGGCGACAAGCCGAGCATTGAGCAGGTCAAGCGGATGATTGCGGGGCTCCTTGTTGCTCGCAACATGGTCGATCCCAAGGCCAAGCGCTCGAGCGCCGGCGCGCAAGACAAGACCTTCGAGCAGTACTCCTTCAGCGAGCGCGCGTCGCTCATGCAGGAGAACCGCCCCCTGTACGACGAGCTCAAAGCAGACTTCGAGCGCCGCCGCGGCGGCCGCTGAACGCAACACACCACCAACGTTCGCGGTGACCGCGACATCCCGACCACGGAGAGATCCACATGCCCAAGATCACTAAGTCCGACACCATCATCCCGGAGATTTTCGACCAAGCGCTCGAGGGGGCATTCTCTGGCAAGGAAGCCCTCATGGGCAGCGCGCTGGTGAAGACCGGTGCGGCTATCGCCCAAGGCGACTTTGGCGGTGGCGCGAACGACGTCGGCGACCTCATCAAGGTCCCGTACTTCGGCGTCATCGGCGACTTCGAGGACATCACCACGGACGGCGACCCGCTGACCCCGAAGAAGCTCGCGCAGGACAAGGAGCAGGCGACGGTTGCGCACGCGGGCATCGCCTTCGAGGTCTCGCGCTGGGCGCGCAACTCGGCGGGCAAGGACATCTACGAAGAGGCGGCCCGCCAGGTCGTGCTCTCCGCTCAGCGGAAAATGGACTTGGCCCTCATTGCTGCGGCGACCGCCAGCGGCGGTCTGCTCAAGGACGTCTACAGCGCGAGCTCGCCCGTGCTGATGAACTACGACCTGATGGTCGACGGCAAGATGCTCTGGGGTGACGAGCAGGACGACATCGTCGCGATGTGCGTGCACTCCAAGGTCTTCGGCGACATGCTGAAGCTCAAGGACGGCACCGGCCGCCCGCTGCTCACGTTGCCCGAGGATGGCAGCTTGCCGCGGTTCCTGGGCGTGCCCGTTGCCACGGCGGACCGCAACACCGTCGAGACCACGCTCGGCGCGGTCACCTCTGCCGGCACCTCGCCTCCAACGCTCACCCTGTCGGGCACGCCGCTGGGCGCGTTCGACCTCCGCTTCCGCATCACCACCGGTGGCGCGTTGGGCACCTCGCGCTTCCAGTTCTCCACCGACGGTGGCAACAACTGGTCGGCCATCCTCGCCACGGCCGCCAGCGTGCCGCT